ACGGCGGCTTCCAGGGAAGTCTCGTTCAGGTCGGCAGGTGTGGAAGGCTCGTTGCTGTTAACACCACCGGAAACCAGGGGATGCTGGGTCGAGAAGAGCTCAACACCGTCACCACCGGGGTAGGACGACGAGAAGCCGTTATTCAGGACGGCAGCAGCTTTAGTCTGCTTGGTGTAAGCCATAGCACGAGCCAGAGCCTTGGTATAACGAGCCGAAAGGCTGTCATACAGGTTGTCCTCGATTGCCTCTTCCGTCAGGGAGAAGCCAAGAACGATGGTCTCGTGGTTGTAACGAGCGGTCCATGCCTCTTGTGCATTGTCATAAGCCATGGCAGCGCCTTCGGCCTTGACTGGTGCAGCAGAGAAGCCAGACAGCTTCGTCTCTTCTTCGAAGGAACGCTCGGAGCTCTCGGTCTCGAAAATCTCCTTGTGCTCTTCACCATAACGTGCGTACTCCATACCGAACAACGCGTTCAGGCCTGGGAGCAGCTCTTTCAGTAGTTGTGCGCGTGAAATAGCCATTTACATTACTCCTTAAGCGCCAGTGGCGTTGTAATACGAGTGGAAGCCAAAGTTAAATTTGACAATCAACTCAGGGAACACAAGATTACCGCTCGAAATGTAGGAGGTGTCAGGCACCAGATCTACAATTCGCATTGCATAAGTCTGGGTCGGGTTACCCGAATCCCAATACACGCCAATGCGGGAATCACCAGTTGTGGTGTCACCAGTATTCAGAACGAGCTGGACGTTGTTGCCCAGAACGGTCTGCTGCACGGGAGTAACAGTCAGGCCATCGCCATCAGCGGTAGAGCCAACCGAAACAACCTTGAACAGGGTGTCAGGATCGTCAACAACGATAGCAACTGCGTCGGTTACACCGGAAGAAAATCCGGGCCAATACTGCTGGAACACCTTTTGCTTAGTGGAGGGGTTGGTGTAAGAACAACCAACAAAAACTCCAATGATGCCAGGAACAGCGGAAGTGTCGGTGTCAAGCGTGCCCTTGATGATCGTGCCACTTGAGCCAATCATAACAACGTCGCCGTTAAACAGCGCGGTGTTGTAGTTGACAGAAGAGGTAGTGATCGGCAGGGAGCGAGTTGCACCGGCAAATACCTGTCCACCGATCAAATTGATCGGGTTCAAGCCATACGGCTTGTCAACGGTAGGGTAAGCCATTTAAAACTCCTAAAAAGTTATTTGCCTTTACCGAACGACGCAGAGGACTTTCTCTCTTTAAAGAGGGGCATCCGAGCATCGCTCTCTCTCATAAAGCTGTTATCCACAGATTCCGCCTGAGCTTGTGTTTGCTTGTCAAAGTATTCTTTGCGCTGCTCAACAAATTCAAGAGGCATCTTGCAGAGTAACAACCCAGCGACCTCAATGTTGTCCTTAAAACGACTATTGGGGTCAGTCAGCAGTTGAAACTTGGGCTGTTCCTCAATCCGAACTGGCTCCCAGCCTTCGCGTATCTTTGAAGAGATATTGCGGGCGTCAGCCTGGTTCATCATGGCAACCCGAATCCAACGGTACGCATAACCCGGCTGCTTGTCTGGCTGCGGCAGGGTTTCAGGACGCATCCACTGCTTAGGACGCTCTGCTTGTGTACGGGACTCTAATTCGCGTGCAAGTCTATTTTCAGCCATTTTGGTTCTCCAGTTTCATAAATTCCTTGACATACTGTTCAGGCGTAATCTGCAGCCTCTTAATTGTGTTCATCTGGGATTGGGTCAGACGAACCTTCTTAGGAGCAGTACTTCGGGATGCCGGAGCAACCACCGTGGCAGCTTTCGTCTCTGTGCGCTGAACGGGCTTGCCGCCCCCGTCAGTCGTTTTAACTTCACCCCCGAATTTCTCGGGAAATTTGGCACGGATTGTTGTGTCAATCCGCTGGTAATACTCGTCGGTCGTCGCATACGCGGGACCATGGACAGCCACTAAATCTTCGTGCAAACCAAGTGCAAGGGCTGTCATTACCCTGTCTTGACCAAACCACTGATTGCGCTCTTGCCACGCAGCCGCCTTTTGGTCAGGACGGGGCACTTGTGTTTGTTGTTGGATATTTACAGGAGTTTCTTCAACTTGTAAAGGGGTAGGCTTAAATCTTTCTGCCTGCTCCGCCCGGATCTGGGCTGCAGTCAACTTTGCCTGGGCCTCTACAATCTTGTCGGAATCACCCTCTTCATGGGCTTCTCGATACTCTCGCTTTGCAATTTCTAGGTTCCGAGCAGCGGTCTCTTTGAAGGAAGAAACAAGCGCAGTTTCCCGTTCGTTAACGGTTCCCTTGAGCTTTTTGTTCTCCTCCAGAAGCTTTTGCGCCATGGCAAGAGCCTCTTGATGCTCACGAAGGGCGCGTTCTTTCTCACGGCGCTCGTCGTGCCAGACCTTCTTCATCTGCTTCAGACGGGTCTTAACCTTGTCGGAATACTCCTCAAGCTCGTCTGCTTCAAGTTCTTGAACGATTTCCTGGGGTAATGGCTGGCGTCCACGGTCCTCTTCAGGCGTGTCGTCGATTACCTCAATTTCGGTCTCATCTACGGGTTTACCCTTAGCTTCTTGAGGTGCTGCTTCTTCTTTGCCCTCTTTTTCGTCAGGAAACTCGTACTCAACCTCGTATTCTTTCTTTTCTTCTGCCATTTTTTACCCCTTATGCGCGACTGATGCCACGAGGATCTTCTACAACCCCCTCGACACTGTCGTCGTTGATGATGCGGAACTCGCGTCCGTGGATTTTTACCCGTGTACCAGCGTGAGGTCTGACAAGTACAAAGTCTCCCTCTTTACACCAAGGCCCGCTTGGGAAGCGGCTGGTGTCCTTGTAGCAATCCGGGCCCATCTTGATCACAAACAGGACAGTAGTCAGTAACTCCTCGTGGTGCATCGTAATGTCTGCCTTCACGATACCGCTGTCATATCTGTTCTCAATCTCAGGCAACGCGCACAGGATGCGGTAGCCCGAAGGATCGGGAAGCTGCTTGGCTTTTTGTTCGGCTGTTTCGGGTAAAACAGTGGAATCTTCTGGGTTATCGGGGTTTGAGCCGATAAGAAGTTCACTCATCTGAATCGTCCATCCTTTCTTTGAGGTCGTTGAGTTTGGACTGCGCGGTTAGAAGACCTCGGATCTTTCCGCACAGGTTTTGGTACTCGGCATAGTCCTTGGCAGCTCCTGCTGCCAGGCTCTCTTTAACTGCTTCCATCTCTTCTCTCAGTTGTGATGAGAGATAGTCAAATGCGTCCATTACTCACCTTTTTTGGGGGGTGTAGCTTGTTTGTTCTGCATGCTTTGGGCAATCTGTACGCCTAAACGTGTACCTTCGAGCTCTTGACGGAACTGCTGGTCAACCTGACTACGCTCGATATCCACTCCAAGTTTCGTTCCTTCAATTTCACTCTTAAGTGCCAAGTTCTCCATGGCCTGACGCTCTTGCGACGCAATCCGCTCCTGCTCAACCTGGATCTGTGCGGCTTTGAGCTGAGCATCAACCTGATCTTTAGCCGCCTTGCGTTGCTGCTCGGCTGCTTTGATCTGGAGTTCTTGCATCTGCATCTGGATGATCGGATCCTGAGCCTGCTGCTGGGCCTGTTGTTGTGCGGCCTGCTGCTGATTCTTAAGCGTGAGGTTCTGTGCAGCCTGAGCAACCAGACGGGACAGTGCTGTCTCCATCTCTTCAGACATCTGCTCATCTTCCTTCACAGTCGGCAGAGGTGCGCCAACTTGCTGTTCGATCATGTTGCGATACATAAACCCGTAATGCTCTGCGATGTGAGCTTGCATACCCGCTGCCATCTGAGGTGCCATGGGGTTTTGCCCGATCATCTGAGCAGTCATGGGGTCACGCAGGAAGGCCAAGTGAGTAGCGATGTGGGCCTGATGATCCTGGTATGCGAAGGCTTTCAGAGGCTTCATGCGAAGCATATCCATGTTCTCGCTGATCGGATCTTTGGGCTTCTGGTCATCCTCAATGGGCACAAGCTTCTGTGCATTCTTAATCCCCAGCACATCCAACATCTGGCGATGTAGCTGTGGCAGGTTATAGAGTTGAGGTGCTGTCTGGGCTAACTGAAGCGCTGCCTGGTACTGAACAACCTTTTGCGACATGGTTGCCGCGTTAGGATCAGAGACAGGGATGACATCAACTGCGTCGTAGTCGGACTTCTTAGCTGCGGGTGTACCTTCTTCAGGGACGTATGGATACTCCTCCGGGGTGTAGTCACGGATGATTGCTTTCAGGAGTTTGAACTCCTGCTTCATGGAGTAGTGGATGCGTGCCTGAACTGCTGACATTACCTTGAGCGTGCGCTCAAGGATCGCTAACGTGGTACCCACGGGCGATTGAGCAGACATATCGCTGACTTTCAAATCAGCCGCAGAAGCAAACCGGCGACCTTCTTCAACGATAGTCCCAAGCAGAGAATACAGGACCTGGCTCGGCTCCTTGTAAGGGAGCGGCATGATGTTGTCTTTGATCGTGCCTGATGCTACATCCACGTCCCGCCATTCCGCCGGGGAAATTGGTGTGTCATCGCCCTTAACTCTAAGCCCCTTAGTCTTGAATCCTCCAGGCAGGTTTGACAGTGTGCCAGCATCGACCAACTGGCGTATAAGGCTAGTCCCAGACTTAGCAAAAGCACCAATAAGGTGGATAAGACCAAAACAGTAAAACCCAAAACCCGGAACGTAACCGTAGTGGACGAAATGATTCCTCTTCGTTTTAAGTTCGTCATCAGGATGCCAATTTCTCCGTATCGCTAATACGGTCTGTGTAGATTTCTCAATAGTTACAACATAAGGCAGCGCGATCCCCGTCGGCTTACCTTCTTCATCTTTGTCCTCATGCCCTTCAAGGTCCATGTAGACGTGCATCTCAAGGATCTTATAGCGGTCATCCGTTGTTGCACGAAAGCCCATCTTCTCAGCGATCTTCTTCTCAACCTCATCGAAGGTATCGCTCGGTGTGCCCATCTCAACATCACGGTAGAACCCAGCTACTTGGAGTCGGCGCAGCTCGTTCTCGGTCTTACGCATAACGTGCGTTACACGCTCAGAAGTCTCAAGTGACGAAGCTCCGTAAGGAACCACGATGTCTTCTGCTGGAATAAATAGAGAGACCTGACGATCAAGCGATGGGTCAAAGTACACCTTTTTGAACGCGTTACCTGCTAGACCCAAGCCCCACAACATGCGCTCATGCTCAGGGCGATACTCAACCATCTTCTCGGTGAGTTGGAAGTTCATATCAGCCTGGACTCGGGCTGCAGCGTCGCGTGTCTCTGGAGTTTCTTTGCCGATGATCTGAGTCTTAACTGGCCCAGCAGCGGGGAATGTCTCCATGATTGTCTCGGACTGGAACCGGATCAATGCTTCTGACAACATGGGGTGATAGACGCCACAAGCCCCAGGCCACGGCTCCGTGCGGTCCTCAATCTTCATACCGAGAAGCTCAAGCCCGTCGACGTAGGTCTGCATCCAGTCTTTGCGTGAGTCGATGTCACTCTGGAAGTCGCCAAGCAGCTCTGTAGCTAGTACAGTTAGCTCGCTGTCGTCCATGCTCTCGGCTAGGTTGGCGTTGAAATCGTCCTCGGCCTCACCTTTTTCAATCTCAATCTCTATATCACCAATGCCCAGCTTTACTGACTCCGGATCCTCGATCTCGATCTCAATGGCAGGCTCCTGGGACATCACCTCATCCCCGATTAGCCCTAGCGGTGCTTGGTTTACTGCCTTCTCAATAGCCATAATCTGTCCTTAATAATACGGCTCGCGGTGCCGTCTGAATTGTATGGGGTCGTCTTCTTCGTCAAGAAGCGTCCGTATGTAGCCACCCTTGCGGAACCGCATGAGCGCTAGAGAAACTGAGTCCACGTAGTCATCATGATCGCCTGCGGGGAAAGATGCAACCTCGTCAATGACTTCCTCCGCCCACTGGGTGTTGGGAGCCCAGACCCGACCAGAGGCGAAGAGGTCGGACACGGCATTAAGCCTTGATATCTTGTCGTTACCTTTAGAGGGCGTGAACTCTTGGACAGGTATGCCCATGGCTCGCATCTCATATATTAGAGGCGCCCCTGAAGCCTTCTTCTCGATGATGACTGAGTCCGGATCCCACTCTTTATATTGCTCAATGGCGCACTTTTTAAGCTCCGGGAACTCCATCCGGTCCCTGAATGCGTTCAAGAGAATAATGTTTGCCTGGTTTATCCCTGAGTCGTCCGGCTGATAGAAGACTCCCCAGGTCGTACACGCTGAGTAGTCGGCCCGGTTTGACTTCTCGAACGCCGTATCCCAAGCCATCAGGGTAAATTCACAGTACGGGGGGTCTTCTTTGTCCCACATCTGCCACCACTCGCGCTTGACGATGGCGCTTGACTCCGAGACTGGGTTTTGCTGGTACTGAGCCTGCCATTTGGCATTAGGAAGTTCCTGTTTTAGGACATCCAGCTCCTTTTTTGACCAAAATTCAGGCCAAAGCGGGCTTCCAGACGGTAAAAGTGCAGGAAATTCGATCACTTCCCACTCATCCCCGCCCCTTTGAGCGGCGGCTTTCAATACCTGCCCGGTAAGGTCCTTTTTGGACCACCTTGTCATGACGATGACAATAGAACCCCCTGGCTGCAGACGCTGCCGTGGACCCGAGGTGTACCACTCGTAGGTCTTATCATATATGTCAGGGTTGGTTTCCGCTAGGGCTGCTTTTTGTTCCGAGTGCGGGTCGTCAATAATGAGCAAATCCGCGCCTTTACCCGTGACAGCGCCTCCCACACCGATAGCAAAATAGTCTCCACCAGCGTTAGTCGCCCA